CCCCGTGTTTGGCAAACCTTAGCTCGTCGGTAATAAATACGAACTAACAAAGTACATCACCTGCGATCAGTGATGGGTGGGTAGGAATACCTTTATCCTGGTAACAATGACACAGATTAGGTGCGTTGTTGGCCACATAAAGCGCTCAAGTGACTCTGTCGCAGCCTTTCTGCCACTTCACCGGTGCCATTCCAGAAATCGCGGGTATGCCTAGACAGAGGCACGGCTGCCACGCCGTGCCACATCCCGCAGCCATGGGACCGTCTTCATTCAGGTTGCCGGCCTGAACTCGCAGCACCTCCATCCCTGGGTTTGACGTTTTCGGCCGCCACCGCCCAGTGCCCCTGAGAGGCAATACCACCATTACCTCTCATCGCTTTCGCCGCACCACCAGCCGCTCCGCGCTTACTCCGCTTGGACGCTTTACGGCTGCTATCACCATTTTTAGATGCGTCCACGACCCTAGGATGGGGTTTAGGTTCGCTAGCATCTTGGTTACCCATGATACGGCACTTCAGAAGCTTGGGGTCAAGTTTCAGCACTCGGAAAACGATGTCTCGTGTCGACTCGTCGTCAAACAAGCCTTCGAGCATCGTGAAGGGATCAACAAAGTGTTCATCAATTATCTGCAGCCCCATTAGTGCGCACTCGAAGTGCCACAGGCTGCCTGCCGCGGTTTTCTTCGCCTTTGGGCATCCTTGTGCGATGCCATTCACCTCTAACGCTATGTACGTTAGTGTTGAGGCTAAATCGATTGCAGTCACTGTCTCGTAATAGAAATCGATCAAAGGCGTTTCGATCAGATCTAACCTAGTCGTTGACCTGAAATCGTGATTCGTCATCCCATAGCCCATGTCGATCGCGCGTATGACCCAATACTCAGCGATCTTCAACGCTAGCATCCGGATCCCAACGATCGATTTCAGAGTGTACGCTTTCTCTAGTAGCATCGTCGCTATCTCTGCACACTCTGCTGGGCGTGGGTGATAGTAGCCATCAACAATCGGGTTGGTAGGGTCACAGTTCGTAATTAATAGCCTTCCGAGAGTCTTGTATATCTTCGGAAAATGTGCCCAACCCTTTTTCGCATTCTTGTGGTGGTATAACGAAAACACTTCTAGTGTGTCGTTGCTGAGGTCGCAAGTTATGGTCTTTCCGTACCTATTCTTGTAGTTGTTGACCATGTGCCTCGCAGATAAGTACAAATACCTATTGAATTCACCGGCGTTGTCATCACCGCCGAACAATGGGCATGTTGCATAACCTGTTGAGGTGATGACCTCGTCTCCAAAGTCATCCGCAATGCGACTGTTCATCGACAAAACCTCCGCTTCAACATCCCTGAAATGGAGGTGGTGTTCGTTCGGTACAGAAGAATTGTTGTCTGGAATGTGTTGTTCATACCAGTTCTCAGCTTCTTCCCTCGCCATGTCCATTACTCCTTCGAAGCATGACGTGACTCGGTAGTAAGCTATCTTCTCGCCGTTAATCCACCTTGCGAAAACATGCCTAGCGTTCTCGAAGCCGTGGGATTGCGCTATTTCAGTCAACCCAATCCTCATCGTGCCGATCTCTGTCATCAATGAAGTGCCGCGTAATCCTGAAAAGAAATGGCACTTCGACAGTGGGGCTTTGACGAAGAAATGTTTGAATTCTATGAGCATCGACCTATCGTGTTGTTCGAAATAGTCTGCCATAACACTCGTAAGAGCGTATTCGCAGGTGTCGTGTCCGTTCAATGCTTGGTAGACCATGTAGATGAGCCTTGTAGTCATGCCGAGTTCTTTAAATGACCAGGTTGAGTCGCATGCTGAGTAATCCGACGAATAGAATTTAATCTTTCCGTTGTCGTTTTCCTCGCGGTTCTCAACTAGATGGTCCATGTATTCCTCGACAAGTTCGTTGTAGGCGTCAACAGTTTTCCCTTTGCACTGGACGTGCTTGAAGCACTTAACCCATAGTTTTTCTACCGGGTAGATTATAGCGGTGTCCCTTGCAGACACTTCTTGGCCGGTCGTCACGATCATGCGTGCCCTTTTATCTTCCGGCAGCATGATTTCTCGGCCTTTCACAAACGCTTTCAATTTTGTGGCTACAGGCGACGGCAGCAGTGCCATCAACTGATCACGTGTCGTTTCTGACCACGACGGTGACAGACGGATCTCGCTGATGCGGTCGTCCGGTTCGATCACCTTGATGAGTTCTTCGGTCATAATTTTGTTGACCAATTCCAAACACTGCATGTCGTGCTCTGGGATCTTCGGTTCATTTTCTTCCGCAAGATGCCGTTGCATAGCGCTCATTTCGTTATTGGCGCTCTGTGACACTGCCGCAGTAACATCGCCGATTGGAGGTGCTATTGGAAAACACGCTCCGCGACATTCGAAGTTTGGATCCTCCTTCGGGTCTTTCGGGTAGACCTTAATACCCTTCCGCAACCCCCGAGGTAGTACAGTAACTTCCCTCGCAGGCGTAACCGGCTTGCCTTTCCCAATTTCTGCTTTACCTTCGCTCTCCTTAAAGTCATGGTTGACCTTGGTACTGCTATGAATCTTGCAGTTCCCCATCGGAAGAGCGGCCGCAATGATGCCTGAGGCGGCAAGGTACGCGTGATGCAGAGCCGGGTCCTTACCTTTCACATTCTTAATGATCTTGGATAGGACGGGGGTTGTGGCCGTCAAATACGGGTCGATCCGTTCTACTGAAGCGTAGTAAGTGGAGTTGATGAGGCTGGTTAGGTGCTCACTCTCAAGGTTGATCAACAGACGAGGCTGTGGTGTGAAATACGCATAAACCTCCGCAGCGCCGAGCGCGGTTAGGGGTATAGCGATGGAGCCAACCTTGTGACGCGCGCTGCCGTTGAAGCGAAAACTTGCCCCAATGGCTGCGACAGCAGTCATAGCTGCAACGACATACTTGCCATTGCCTTTCGTGAACCAATTTGCCCACGAATCCTCGTAGAAGCCGAGTGCGAGAGCATCAGCCTGCCTCAAGCGGACCTCGATCGATGTGGTGAGGCCGCTTTCCACTTGGATGTCTGGATACGCCCGTAATTGGGCCAAGTGCTGACGTAGGTCGCGAAGCTGTTTCCCAGAGCCGGCGAGAGCTGGTAGACTCACCATGTCCTTGTTTGTTAGGAAATCATCATACGCAGACCACAGCATTGATCTTTTCACGGGGGTTCCATTGGTACTAAGCGCCATAGCCATCGTGTTCAGAGAACGACGCGTAATTGTACCTCAAGAAAAGAAGACGGAACTCCTTGGCAA